AGCGCGTGGAGTTTATTTGTTGAACACTGGGTTAACACTACCCGCTGGTGTAGTGTTTGATTGTCGTAATGCAGTGTTTCTAGCCGGCACCAATGGCATGACAATGCTTACAGCAACTAATGGTATTGCCTCTCAAGTATTAGGCGGATTGTGGAGAGGTAATAGTCGCACTAGTGTTGTAGCAATGGACCTTACCAATATGCGCCAAGGGGCCGCCTTGTCATACCCACAGTGGGAAGATGTTGCAACAGGGGTCATTGTTCGGGCCGGTTGTACAGGATTAGTTGTAGATGCCCCCACCAGTGTACGTGTACCAGCCCCTGTAAGGGTGCTGGCCTCTTCACACTCCCTTGCTATTCGCAATCCCTCGTTTGATAATAGTGGTGGAGTGAGCGGAAATAACACCGGCATTGGTGTTGAGGTGGTAGCCTCGGAGGGAGTAAGTGTTGTAGGCGGCGCCATTCAAGGGTTTGCGTCAGGGGTGTTGGATAATGCTGTTAAAACCAGTCTAGAGAATGTACGCTTTGCTTTGTGCACTACAGCAGATGTTAACACAGTGGGAGCCCGTGCCGGGCACTATAGAGGCAATACCCATTATGGGGCAACGGGGCCCACAGCTTACCGACTTCGCAGTGCTGACGCCATCATTGTAGACAATCCCACCATGGGTACTAGTGCCCGGACAGGGATGTTTGATGCAGACAACACAAACACCAATTGCCTTACTTTTCTTTTTGGAAACAGCGGCTCCTTAAACACTCCTTTAGGCAACACAACTGGCATTATTCGTTCGGGCACATCAATACCATTCACCATTGTGAACGAGCCTTCAACGGTGCTTTGGACCAGCATTTGGCAAAACAATTACATCGTAAATGGGGATTGGGTACACATAACTGGTTGCGGATCTATTACTTACCTCCCCAACGATGGACCATCGTATGTAGAAATAATGTTGCCAATACCCCGTAAAATCGCTGACCCATATTCTCCGTTGGTAATGGGTCAAGGAGCTATGGTCGGTACAAACCCATCCGGTGGCACTAGTAGAATGTACACAATAATTGGAAACAATCCAAATACAGTTATATTTCATGATGCTATCACAGGACTTTATTTTAATCCCGCAAACATATTCGGCAGTAGAATTTTCTTTTCTATAAGTTATCCTTGGCGTTAATATGGACGCTATTCAATTTGGAAAAATGCAGGCAGAAGTAGAGCAACTACAGAAAGACGTAGCTGACCTTAAAGCCGATGTTAAAACCCTGTTGGAACTTGCCAACAAAGGTAAGGGAGGCTTTTGGGCAGGTATGACATTGGCCTCTATGCTGGGCGCTGTAGCCTCATGGTTTGTTTCACATTGGCCCATCTTTAGAGGTTGACATGCAGCATGTAAAGGTGGAGTGGGAAGATGCCCTTCTTCTAACTTCCGAGGCTTGGAACCTAGGGGAAGATAGTTACGAGTATAACCCTTGGATTTGTGTTACCACTGGTATTCTTCTATATGATGGCCCTGAAGGCATCATCCTCACTGACAGCGTAAGTGAAGATTCCACTGGGCACGTGCAGCAAATTCCACGGGGTATGATTAGGAACATTACCCATTATGACTGACATTAGAGAGAGGGTGGTAGACAGCACAGGGAGGAATGTAGTGCTGGGTTTGTTTAAGGAGTTTGCTCGCCCTGACGTTAAGTTTAAACCCATTTACACCCTTAAGCAAGTGAAGAGTATGTTTCTAGATGCCCGTGACCCTAGTGAATATGCCGCTGCTATGTCCATTGTGGGCGACTGGGATCATTGGCTGCAACTTCGTAACCACTCTCAACTTAAAAATGTTGTGGATCATTGGCACCAAGAGTTGCAAGTGAAACTAAGGTCAGAAGCCATTACAGACATGGTGAAGCATAGCAAGGCCCCTGGCGGCACAGCCGCTGCTAAATGGCTTGCAGATAAAGGGTATGACTCCCCTACTAATAAGAAGAGTGTGGGCAGGCCAAGGAAAGAAGAAGAGGAAAAGGACAACAGCAAGGTGGAAGAGAAGTTGGCCGCTGTCATTCAACTGGTAGGGAGTAAGTGATGCCATTTATGAAGAATGGGCGCCGCGACTACGACAAGCAGCGTGAGCGGTATGACGGCACTGAAGAACAGAAGAAGAAACGTGCAGCCCGTAATAAAGCCCGCGCTACGCTAGAGCGCGAAGGTAAAGTACGAAAAGGTGATGGGAAACACGTCGATCATAAGAGGCCCTTGAGTAAGGGTGGTAGCAACAAGCGCAGCAATTTACGTGTGGTTGATGGCAAAAAGAATATGAGTTTTGCGCGTAAGCGTGACGGCAGCATTAAATAATTTGGAGATAGAACATGCTTAATGAAGTCGCTTCGGCGCAAAAGGTTTACAACGTAGCCCCTCCTTTTCTGCGGGTGGGCTTTGCTGAAGTAGGTAATGGCCTTGTGGGCGGTGCCGCTGATGAGCTAACGCTAGTTCAAACTGGCCTTGGTATGACTGTGGGTCAATCGGGAGGCAACCTTAACATTGCAACAGGTGTAACGCCAAACGCGGAAACCATTGTTCGGTCAAAGGGGGCTTTTACAGGCCCTCTTCTTACCCGCGTTAAAACCATTCTATCGCAGCGCATTGTTAACCAACTATTTCGATATGAGTTAGCCGACTTAATTGGCGAAAATCTTTCGTTTGTTGTCAATAGTGCCACCTCGGTGACAGTGACTTTTATTGGCAGTAATCCTTTTACCGAAGCCAACATTGGGCAATCTGTTCGTTTGGGCGCAGTTGTTGGCGTAGACGGTGTTTCAGGGCGCTACCCCATTGCCTCTGTTTCTGGCAAGGACGTGGAGTTCACTGTAGTGGGTTGGCCCGCTAGCGGTAGTGGTACTCTCACTTTGTACGGTTGGAATTACATTGCAGTTGAATATAGCGGCATTACAGCCACAACTGCGTCATTTGATACCCAGCGTCGTGGGTGGTCAGCGGGTGCAGGTAGTGTCACTACTAACACTACCGCTACAGGTCATGTTACACAGCTTGTGCATGATTCAAACACGACGGGATTGGCTGACAGTTTGGTGGCGTCCACGACAGTGTTCCAATGGACACAGCGTGGTTCTCGCATTGAAAACATCCCCGATCCAGAAGTACCTCTATACCTATTCATTACAGCGCAAAATGGTGCCGTCGCTCCCGCCAGTACCACTACATGGACTATTGGATTTTTGCAAATAGAAAATCAAAGCAATGCTAAAATTCGCATTGCTTCGGCCGATCCTGCTACATCACATGCCCTGCCCGTACAGATGCAAGGCGGCACTCTAGCTGTATCTAGCGTTACTGGCGGCAGCATTGCGGAAGATGCTGTTGCTACGCTTAACCCTGTAGTAGTTGGTGGTGTTGTACGCACTGCTAACGCTCCTACAACTCTAATTGCGGGTGACTCTTCTCGTCTAACCCTAAGTAGCGGCGCACAACTCATTGTAAAGCCGTATGCCCCAGCACAAGTGGAGTGGGCTGCTTCACTTTCTCTCACTTCAACAACTCCCGCCCCATTGGCGGCAGCAGCGGCAGCAGGTATCCGTAACCACATTACAAGTTTTTGGGCCATCAACACAAGTGCAACCATTGTAGAACTCATTCTACTAGATGGTGTTACAGAAAGGGCCCGTTATCCACTGCCGCCTAACGTTCCTATTCCTGTACAATTTCCAACAGGTATCCTCACCACCGCAGCCACTGCTCTAAATGCCAACCTAAGCGCTGCTGCTACAGCAGTGCGTATTGTAGCCACTGGGTATACCTCGGCTTAATATATGCAAGTCGAACTCACTTCAAAAGAACTGCACGATGGTTTGCAATGTTTGCTAGTAATAGCAACTGTTGTAGACGGGAACAATGTACGTAGTGGCCCCTATTACGTACAGCTACCTGAAGATGCTAGTGACGAAAATATTAAAGAGTATATTGCCTCTCTATACTAATTTTGGCTAAACTTACAAAAGAACAACGAGATGAGCTAAGGGCTGCTTGTGAAGCAGACTTAGAGACTTTTGTGCGCGCCATTGCCCCTCACCGTGTATTGGGGGCTGTACACAGTGAGTTATTTCGCTGGTGGCAACGGGAGGATGCCAAGGATAATCAGTTAGTGCTGTTACCCCGCGATCATGGAAAAAGCGCCATGATGGCCTATCGCGTAGCATGGTGGATCACCAAGCATCCTGACGCCACTGTTCTTTATGTGTCAGCTACAGCCAACCTTGCCGAGAAGCAACTTAAAGCCATTAAGGATATTCTTACTAGCGACATCTATCGCTACCTTTGGCCTGAAATGATTAATGAGAATGAGGGTAAGCGAGAAAAGTGGTCTATGGACGCCATTGCTGTAGACCACCCAAAGCGTAAGGCAGAGGGCATTCGTGATGACACTGTTAAAGCTGCCGGTATCACTGCTAACGTCACTGGTCTCCATTGCACTATTGCTGTGCTTGACGACGTTGTGGTGCCTGACAATGCTTATACAGAAACTGGACGAGAGCAAGTAAGGGCATTCTACTCACAACTATCTTCCATTGAATCTACAGGAGCTAAGGAATGGTGCGTAGGTACGCGCTATCATCCTGGCGACCTGTACAAAGACATGATGGAAATGGTGGAAATCTACTACAACAGGGAAACGGAGGAAGATGTTGAGTTGCCCGTGTACGAGGTGTTTGAACGAGTGGTTGAGACTAATGGCGAGTTTCTATGGCCTAAGCAGCGCCGAAGCGATGGTAAAACATTTGGCTTTGATGAAAAAGAGTTAGCCCGTAAGAAGGCTAAATATTTGGACATTACTCAATACTATTGTTTTACACCCGACACATTAGCATATACCGACCAAGGCCACAAACTTATTAGTAATGTTGAAGTGGGCGACAGCTTTG